AGAAGGTACCGGTAGAGATTCTTCCGAACTAGACGCATGGATTCTGGCTAGCGTCCCCGCAGAATCTGATGCTAGAAAGATAGATCACACAGATCAAAATGGAAGACAAAAAATAGAAGTCTTTGTAAAAGATTCTAAAGTATATGATATTATATATAAGTAAAGGATATATTTATGGCTATTATTTATCCAAAATTTGATCAAAAAATAAATAATTTAATTCAAGATTCTAAGCTTCAAGAGTCTAAAACAAGACCTGGAACAATTGTGGAATTTGATAAAATGTCTAACACTGCAACAGTAATTTTGGACGAAAAGTTTGGTGGAACAGTAGGTGACATAGTCAACAGAGTCCCGTGCCCTTTTACTTATGGCATTCAAGGAGTCTCTCCGCACCCTGGTACCAGGTGTGTGGTGGCCTTTAGAAGCGATTCCGAAAGGGATCCCTACATAGTATCTATAATTGCAGACGGCTTTGATACTGTAAAGACAATAAGAAACAATTCAGTTAATACTGGAATACCAAAGTTTATGATTTAGTATGGCAGAAGAACCAATAGACAGAGCTAGGCAGCCTTTCAGTGAGGTGTCAGAATTAAAAAAAAGAAAAGAATTCTCCACAAGAGAAGTAGGTATTAATCATCCAGACAATAACGGCTTCATAAGAATAAACGACGCTGGAGAGATAGAGATTTTCGCTGCTCCAGGAATAGGCATAGTAATTAGCCCCAGTACTAGGGCCATATCTTTTTTTGCCGATTCTATTAAATTCTATACAAGGGAAGACGACGGCCTAAAGTGGAACAATTTATCTTTTAATCCTGCATCGGATGTCTACAATGAGCCAGCTTTGGTTAAAACAAGCCCATTTTATAGCAATCCAGCTTTCTATAGAATTAGTCATTATTTAAATAATTTAGATCAACTTGATGAGATAGAATCAGTTTCTCCTATTACTATAGATGGTGACTATGGTTTGGGCTTGGTTCCTGGTCAAGAAGACAATTTCTTTACTCCAGCTGTTGAGCCACAATTAAGTGAGTCAGATCAATCTTTATTAGAGAACTATATGAAAACGCACTCTGATACAGAAATAAGAATGTTAAAATATTTATTATTAAATGGATATTCTTTTTCTGAGGCCTCTAAAAAAGTTGAAAATAACGACTATCAAGTCGGAAATAATATGGAAGATTTTCCTTGGATAGAAAATGATTTGGAATAAATATGTCTGACTTTTACCTAGATCTTTCTGGCGATTTAAAAATATCTCCTAATAAAGATATAGCAATGGTTCAAAGTAGATCTCAAAATGATATACAGCAAATATACATTAGACTAATGACAGAGCCCGGTGATTTTTATATATATCCAAAACTAGGTACGGAATTAAACATTCTGTACGGAATGCCGCAAAGCCAAGCTACTGGAGAAGTTGGCAAGAGGCTCATAAGGCAAGCTCTTCTTAGAGAAAATGTTTTTGCAGATAGAAAAATATCAATAACTGCCGTTCCAACTTCTTCTAATTCTATAAGGTTTGATGTTCATATAGAGGATAATTCAGTCGATCCTATAACAATATCTGTAACACAGGAGATATAAATGCCAATAGTTTATAATAAAACAAAAGATCAGATCCTGTCAAAGATTCTGTCCTCACTGCAGCAAAATGCAGGCATAACTGCTACCTATCCAGGATCCGTTGCTAGAGCGCTAGCTGAAGCTATGGCTGTAGAAATAGGTGACTTGTATGAATCAATAAAGTTTAGCGTAGAGCAGACTTCTCTTTCTACCGCTTCTGGAAGATCTTTAGACCTGATAGGTGATTTATATGGGGTTTTTCGCAGATCGGTATCAGAAGATCTGCAACAAGAAAGAGCAAGCTTTAACATATCTTTTTACATTGACGCACCACATTCGTCTAATATAGTTATACCAAAAGATACCCTTATATATAATGACGTAACAGATTTCTCAACAGTTCAATACCAGTATAAGCTAGTAGACAGTGCAACCATCATTGCTGGAACAACAAGAGCATTTGGAAGAGTTATACCAAACTTCACCAGCACTGATTTTACGGCGTCAAAAGGAACTTTAACAAAACATAATTTTATAGCACCTAGTGGATTGGTCGTTTATTGTACAAATACTAAAGAAATCTATTCAATGGTCAACATGGAATCTGACGATATGTATAGAAAGAGAATAGTAAAAGCAATAAAAGCAAACTCATTTGGCACTACAGAATCGCTAAGATTAAGAGCTTTGGGAGTTCAAGGCGTAAGAGATGTTAGAGTTAGAGAGTCTAGTTATGGTCTTGGTTCCTGTGACATTATAGTGGTGCCAGAGTCTCAAAGAATATCTACAAATTTAGTAACAAATATTTTTAATTCATTATCTGAAGCAAAGCCTGTTGGAATAAAACTTAATGTACGAATCGCAGAAAGAGCACCTGTACATGTCGCTGTCAATATTGTGCTTCCATCAGGGATTAACTCTGCTACAGCAACTGGAGTTGAAAATCAGGTTTCTCTTTTCTTAAGATCTTATTTGAATTCAAAGACAATTGGTGATAGTATATCTAATGGAGATATTGAGGCAATAGTTAGATCTGCATCTGACTTAATAAAATCAGTTAATGTACTAAGCGTTTCTGTTAATGGACAAGAAGTACCAAAAGGTATTTTTAGGATAAATGACGACAGACAGTATATGGTAGCTGGATCTGTGTCAGTATTTTCTGTTATAATGTCATCCATAACTTATTAAACAGAAAGTGATATACATGAAAGAAAAGTACTTTCTTGTCACCAACAAGTCTATTGTAAAAGCAAAAAACATGGCTCATGCTAAGGCATTGATGAATGGTGATGATAGCGTTCCTGGTAGCGTAATGACCGACAGCGTCAATGCAAGAGAGGTCGACGAAGACAATGCGTCGTCGTACTTCTCAGTAATTTCTGAAGAAGATTCTTTTGAAGATCAGTACGAAGATTATCCAGAGATTGCTTCAAGCATCCCCTCAATGCCAGGCTCTACTGTAGATTTCTTAAGATCAGAAAACAAACGATTAGCAAGACTTGTAGACAAGCATAAGAACATAAAAGAAGAAGCTTCACACTTGGTTTATCAAGCTGCTTTTGATGCGTTCAGTAATTTTCAATTACCAAAGGTTGCAAAGCCAGTTCTTACAAAGAAAAGATCCACACCTGAAACAGCAGTTGCAGTCTTTGCAGATTGGCAGTTAGGAAAAGTAACCTCTACATATAATTCAGATGTACTAGCAAAAAGAATAGAGCAGTACACTGAAAAGATGATTGAGATCGTCAACATACAGAGAGCTCATCATAACGTAGACAATCTTCATGTTTGGTTATTGGGTGACATAGTTGAAGGAGAAGAAATATTTCCTGGCCAAAGTCACCTTTTGGATGCAGGTCTTTACAGACAAGTTGGCGTTTATGGTCCAGAAATTTTAACTAAGTTTATTAGAACAGCTTTAGAAAATTTTGAACATATTCATGTTACTGGAGTTATTGGAAACCACGGCGCAGTAGGCGGTAGAGCTAGAAAACAGCACGATCCAGAAACAAATATGGACAGACTTCTTTATAAGATAGTTCAGTTAATATTTAAAGATGAGCCTAGAGTTACTTTCAATATTCCAGATGGTCGCGGAGAAAGAAGCTTCTATGCCGTAGATAACATTGGAAACTACTCAAGTCTTTTGATTCACGGTGACCAAATGCCATCACCAACTGCATTCCATGCCTACTACAAAAAGATAATGGGATGGAAAGACGGTGCCATACCAGAAAATTTTGAAGATGTTTTTATGGGACACTATCATCAGCAAGTTAAGGTTACTATTGGTAGTGGTCTATTGAGAATATCTGGATCTCCAGAAAGCAATAACACTTACGCTCAAGAGTATTTCTCTTCAATGAGCAGACCATGTCAGCATCTCATGTTTGTTCACCCAGACAATGGTGTTACCTCTGAATACTCAATATGGCTTGATTCAGTATAGGAATATATATATAAAAAATGAAAACCTATTTTTTAGCTTTAATTAATACAGATTTTACAGTTAGTCGGAAACAAGTGGGTTTCTGATTCGTTTGATCTGTATTCAAATAGGTTTTACACTAACTATTCCACTTACAGAACACTTTATGGTAACAATGCACTAGAGGACTATACCTTTACAGGCAACGAGGTTATTGTTGGTGCGACACCAACTATAAATGGATCTTCAAAGGTAACTGATTTTGGTGAAATAATTAATGACCAAGATTTTGGTGAATATTTTGTCTTTGATTTTAACGAAGAAGATGGGTCATACTACTTCTACGATCTGCTTCAAAGTGCAACACCTTATCGTGTATTAACATCTACGTCTACTCTCAACTTGCCAAGATTTGTTGATACAAAATCGGCAATAAATATTCTGCGGATTTAAACATTCTTTTGCAAACCTACCAGGATTAGAAGACCCACAGTTTTCTGTTAAGATATTTACCTCAAGCAAAGAAGACACTTCTGATTCAGAATGGAAACAAGTAGCTTATACAGATAGTAAGAATAATGTTCTTTTCCTTAGATCTTCTGAAAGATATGCAAAGTTTGAATTAGATTTTGATGTAAGTTCGGATATATCTTCTGCTGACTTCTTGCTATTAGTGCAGATTGAAATTAATGAACCAGCAGTTCCAAACATATCTGACCACGCAAGGAATGTTCTTTCAAGATTTCCTTCTTGGACAAAAATGTATTCTGATTCATTGGAGCGATCTACTCCAGAAACAGCGACACCGATAAGTCAAGCTGGAAAAATAGTTAGCTCAATTTTTTCAAATGATCTAGATGAAATAGATGGACTGATAGATTCAATAGAATTAGATTCATTTATCTCTAGCGCAGATATTAGGGAACTTGCATGGATGTATGTCTGCACTCCTGTTGATCCTGGTTTTGTAAAGGTTAGAGGAGATGGAATAGAGCTTGGAAGGCTTTCTTCTTATGAAGATTTATTAAAATCAAATGCAACTGACTATTCTTTTTATTATGATTTTCTTTCAAGAACATTATATTCTTTAAGAAGTTTTGATGAATTACTTGTAGATCAAAATTCTGTTGAACAAATTGTTCTACAAAACTTAAATTCATTTGATGAATTTGGTTTAAGAGTTGGGTTGACGAGACTTTATCTAGAGTCAAACTCTAATTTCAAAAAAAGAATATTAGACGTTTATTTAAATCCACCGTCAGTCAGTAAACTTGGTCTTCAAAGAACTCTTAGAAGAGAACTTGATATGTGGAGAGCTTATGGTGCTACTCCAAATTCTAATTATGTTGGGGCAACTCCAGAAATAATTGAAATATCAGATCTACAAAAAACAACTCCATACTTCGACACGGACGGTAACCCACTGCCTACAATGTTCTCCTTTGTCGAAGATATGAATAACAGATTTGCTGTTAACGTTGGATACGCAAAGTGGAGAGAATCCTATTGGGATTACGCGGGCACAAAACAGGAAGGCGTATCTAGCATTCCTCAGATAACGGACACAGACAATGTGTCAGCTGAATACTATCAGCCTGGCGTTGGAGACTTTGACGATGCAAAAGTAGCTTTAGAAATACTAGATAGGCAAATAGCAGATAAGTACTTTACTTTCAAAGTTAAAGGAATAAAATCTGATACAACTGAATTGGCATATGAGCCAATTAGCTTTTATTATGATTCATATGTTTCTTATTACGAAAACTATTATGATCATGGTACAGCTACGCTTAATTACACTATAGATTTAAGACTTAGACCTCATGGTCAGATCGGCACGCCAATCACATATACAGCTTCTGTTGTTGACAGATTAAAAAATATGTACGCACCCAATGCTAGCGCTTCACCAGAATACATTGTCAAAAATATATTTACTCCATCCAACTACTCTGATCCATCAATAAGATTTACTAATAATTCAACACCTTATTATAATGTATTGACTCCATCAGCAACTCAAAGCTACGCAGTAAATCAAATACCTGCAGCATACGTAGAATCCGCTACGATAACATATCGCGCATTTGTTGATCCAAGCGGTAGCACTGCAAACTATGGTTGGATAAGATTAGAAAATTCAACACCTAATACTTATGTTACAAATTCAAATACATCAGTTATAAAGAACACTGCGACGCCCTCTTATCAAGATCTTTCATTAAAGCTAGCATCCAATATATACGACGAATCTAAAAGACGTCTGGTTAATACAACAAAAGTTAGATCAAGCTCTATTAATCAAAAGGTAAATGAAGGTCCATTATTTAATCAAAAAAATAATGTTATAATAAATCCTTCTGATATAAAGTCAAAGTTTGTTTTACCAGTTGGATCTACCCCACAATACATCCATGTAGAAAATGTTGTAGTAGATAAATATGATGTTGATAATTCTACTCCACCATATTTAAATTATGGAGGAGTTTCTTACAACAGGCAAGATGATCAACACGAACTAATACCATCTTCTCCAAACCTAGTCATAAGTATGATTAATCCAGATTTTGCAACACCAAATCTGCACGATTACTACATTGATGTGACCGGAGGTTCTACTTATAATTATTATTTTAAGTCAATTAAATGGCCTTATTCCGCAACTCCTCAACACTTAATGGTTTCTGCTGTAGATACGGACATTTACCCTTTTGAGTATAATGTTTGGCAAAGTTTTGAATCTAATTATAATTCAACAATTAACTATAAGATATCAAACAATGGAGTAGTGCTATCAACGCCAAATGATGGAATAGAAGAATTAAATAATATACAAAATAATTTAATTGGAACATTTGATTTTACTAGAGAACAAGTTGGTTTGTCGGCTTACGCTGAAAATGAAAATTTGATTATTAAATCAATAGAGATAATAAACAATGAAAATGATGTTCTTGTCTGGCAAGAAAACACTTATGATCAGATAGGTAATTTAAATTTAAACTATTTTGATACTCAAGATAATAAATATAAGCTAAGTTCAGTCCAATTTAATGCAAAGTATGATATAGAAGCAGAAAAGTATCTTATACCATCATTGAGATCTGGATGGTACTACTATCAAAGCTCTCCAAACTACGCAGCAACTGAAGGATATATTTACGCAGAACCAAAAACTCATCACGCTTCAGGTGAGTACAATTTTAGTATTGATGATATTTCTAGATCCGGATCACCAATAGTTGTAAAAGTAATTTCAAACGGAGCAACAGCTGAGTATTCTCAAGTTTCATTCTATGAAGAGGCAACTCCAAGTAATCTTTCTTATTATAATTTTGAATATATAATAGCAACAAATGAATACTCTTTATTCTTGGCATATAAAGATGTTTTTGATGTGTATATTTATGATACGTACACTGGAGAGTACGTGATTGAAGGAGAAAGCTCTGCTACTAATGAAATTAATTTAGTTTCTATATCTGAAGAAACCCCATTTGTTGTAGGGAGAGAATATAAAGTTGAATATAGAGTAAGAAATGTATTTAATGTAGACAATTTTGTATACAATAATTTGACAGAACAATATGAAACAAATATAACACTTCTTTCTACTCCAAATAATCCATACACAGTAGATGTTTATTATGAATCATCTTTATATGACAAAGATTTTGAGATAGAAAACGTTTACCTAAATCCAGTATATAATCCTCTTCCAGAAGGGTATTTATATCTCTCTCATGATAGCTACGATTCTCAAAGTGTAGATGCGTACCTGTCTCCAAAAGAAATACTTGATGATCAAATAGATTTTTCTGTTTTATCAATTATCTCAAAAGATCAAAATGGAAATCCAAAACCAAATCAAAGCTTTGAAATAATTGGTCAATACTCATCTGCTACTCCACAATATGTTACTACTAATTTAGATGGACTTGGAAAAGCAGTCATAAAGAGCAGCGGACCTTCTGTCTCAAAAACAGAGTTAAGATCAGTTTATATAAACGGTCTACAAAACAGTAATGCTAACGCGCATCAAAATAGCGATACATATGGAATATCTGCTACTGTAAACTATTATGTGAAGCAGTCAGAATCACAGACTTCCCCACTTTATGCTGACTTAGACAAGAAGATAATAACAGCCGACGGAAAAGAAATAGTAAACATTATTGGAGAGACATCTTCCAATGTTACTGTTTATTGGAGAAAGGCAAGAAGTGTTTATTCTGCTCTAGCTGCTAATTACAGTATTAATTCTGCTACCCCAGGTCAGTCGCTAAATTCTGGATATGTGGTTTCAGATGAAGATGGAAGATTTAAGATAGGTCCATTTATTGCACAGAACGACGCAACTCCTGGATACTGGTTCACGGTGGTTGATACTCAAGGTAATTCATCTATATCTGCAAATCCTGTTACTATATCAGGAGACATAGTTTATTGGTATGAAAAATACGACTCAGTCCAATCAGATAACCAAGAGTCTGTTTATATACCAACTTCAAATGAGTCATCAGATTATGAGTCATATAGAGAAGATTTTAAATTTAAAGTCGATAGCATTACCGGCTCCGAATATTATGACCCAGATGGAGCTACACCTTGGACCATGCCAAAGTGGTATCCGATAGATAGGTTTACGCAGTATCAGTTGGGCTATTTTGGTAGTACACCAAATACAATAACTAGCTTTGATAATCTTCATAAAGATTTTGAAGAGGAATAAAATGAGAATTTTTGAGAATAAAACAGATAACAAAAAAGAAAACGCAATAAAAAAAGGAACTGTTTTACCCCAAGGTGCAGTAAATCTTCGGATGGTATTCCTCTGAAGATATAACTCCAGCAAATTCTCTTAGTGTTGTTGATTTTTCTCAGAATATTGCCGAGGCAACAGTTCCAGCTTCGCTGTCAGAAACAGACTCAATAATGTATGCAGATGAATTCGGTGTGCTCAGATACGCAGCAGCCGATCCATACAAGTCTCAATTAAAGCACTCACCTATTATGCCCAGTCCAGAGGTATCAATTAGCGATAAGATACTGGATCTACAAACGAATGATGGGTTAAACTTCACCGCCTCAATAGATAATTTGTCGCAAAAGATATTTGCACATAGCTATTATGTTAGTAATCATTTTACAATACAAAAAAATAGCCTTCCAATTTTTACAAAAATAAACACATCTTTAATGATTGAAGATCCAGATTCTTTAAATATAAAAGTTGTTGATAAAAATGGCTTAAAGTATCAGAACGCGAATAATAGTCCCAAATATAAAATCATGCTTGAAAAGTATGCCGCAAACAGTGGGAATATCGTAGAGGGAACTTCTTTTTATAGAATTATAGTTTTGTTAGAAGATACAAATCCAAATGGAATTGCTTTAGTATACGATAAGTATGAAATAAGTTCTGATGGTATAGCAAAAAATCAATTCTTAGGCTTTAAAGAAACAATTAACTCAGTTAATCTATATGAACAAATACAAGAGGAAGCAGAAGTAGTAGACTTTTCTTCAGAAGACAGAAGGGTCTACTCTGTTCAGATGTTTTCTCATAAAGAAAATAATCTTCTAAAGCATAAAAATGATGAGCCAGGATGGAAAGCTTATGTTCCAAGAAAAGCATTTCAGGATCCAAGGACTTTCCAGTCATTTAACTGGAGACTAGTTGCAAAAGTTAATTACGACTATGGTTTGATTCAAGGAAGAACTTCTCCGGTAATAAGAGCTGCAGTTATTAAAAGATCTGGAGAATCAAGATCGCAGTATCCATATGTTTTTAGTAATTTAGAACAATTTAATATAAATAGTCAAAAGTTAGTTATACAAAATCCGGCATCACCAAATGTAACTGACAAAAATTTAGCTTCATATTGGGAAGTCTCTCTATCTGATTCCAATATCGCAAGCTATAACTATGACATCCTTTTTTGGTGTCCAACCTCTACAATTCTACAAGAAGAGTATGTAGCACTAAGAAGGCTAATGTCTTCTGGAACTTCAGTATTTATTGACTGCTCAAACCTTGATACAACTTCTGCTAGTTCATCTGGTTTGTCATTATTTGGCGTTAACTATACTGCAACTTCTAAGTCCGCAGGATTGTTAAAATTAAGCTCTAGTTACCAAAATGGCAAAACAACTTTTAATGGTTGGAATATGTCAGAGTATTCTCATACAACAGGAAATGAAACCTACGGTTTGTTTGGAATTAGAAAAAGCCCAATTGATTCTCAGCTTTCTCAGATAAAATCTTTTAATAGTAATTCAGATTGGACCGCTGCATCCACTTCCACAATCGCATACGTGCAAGACGGTGCTAATAATTATTCAATAATTTTAAAGAAAAGCTACTCATCAGACCAAAATACTAGCCCCTCTGCAGCACAAATGCCAGCAGGAGCCTACCTATGCTCAAATGCAATAGGGGCATACTTAAATGATTCTTATGTAAACTCATTAATAGGAACATCGGTTCCAAATAGGGGAGATAGAAACGGCTTAATATTTACTTCTTCTTCTATCAATTCTATTACAGAGGGCCCAGTTAAATTATTTTACAATATAGTTTTAGAAAGTATTAAAAACAAAAACATTTCTTCTACGACTGTTCAATCACAGTCTTCTGTTCTATGGAGCGTTTCTCCATGGAGAACTTCTTGGACTATTAATGGAAGAAAGATAAATAATAAAATAACAGTTTTAACAGAACAAGAAAAACAAAGCTATAATTTTTCTGAAAAAACAGAAATAACAACAGACGCTAACGCGTCTACGGCACAAACAAAATTCTGTAGACAAGTATCAACATCAATAACAAATATATTTGATTTAGATTTTAATCAAAACTCTTCCGTTAACTCATCTATAGTTAATAGAGATTATTCAAATGTAACATTTTATGTAGAGTGCACAAATCCAAATGTTGAGTTTTTGAACTTTGGATCACTTGGTAATGACCAGTATTTCTACACCAATAATACCTCACCATACTCTATATACAAGCTTTCAACAGCGGCAACAGATCAAATTAAGCTGGCAAGAACAGTGGGCCTTGATGCGCATTCAAAAGTTAATTCAGTAGAGATAGACTTTTCATTAGTCCACTATCCATATATGTTGGTCGACGAGTCTGAGTACAATTCATCAATAAGCGATAATAAGAAAATCCCTTCAAGATATCTCGGCGATACTCAGTTGGTAAGAAATTATGATTTTTCATTAAAAAATGAATTCTCTGTAACTAAAGTAACAGAAACAAATTCAACTTATTCTGTTAATTGGGAAGCTCCGTTCTCTGTCAGAATGCAGGGCACCGGAGTTGTAAAAAATGCAATAGTCAGAAGCGAAAACAGAACAGCCAGAATAGAAAGAAGTATATCTGATGTAACAGAGAGCTACTTGACTATATCAAACAAGAATTCTCCATTTAACAACATGAAGTATTCTTCAAAGATATTCTCAAGAACAGACATTCTTGCTATAGATCAGGATTCAACTTTTGTTTCTCAGAATAACTTTCATTACACAGACGACATTCCTAGATCAAAAAGGTATCAAGGATATAAAAATTCAAGCCTTGGTAGTACCACAACAGAAGCAAGAGAAGGTGCCGTGGTAAAGTGGAATCCTAATTTGTTTAGAAAGCTTACAGTAGAAGACTTTACAAAAATAAATTCAAAGTATCTTGGAGATCATCTTGCTTCTGCAATATGCGATGCTTACGGCACTCTGTATATTGCAGCGCCTAATGTTGCCGATATAGTTGTTTTATTTAATATTGGATCACTTTTAACTAGATCTATCTCTCAGTTTACATCCCAATATAAAACATCTTTTCCTGGATATGATCTTGAAGATAATGATGATTTTAATAAATGGTTTTCAACTGATTCAAATAAAAACGTTTTCTTTTTTTGGTTTATTTCTACTTTATATAAAAATGGAATGTATGTATATGTTCCTAGCGAAAAAAATACTGCAAGCAATAAAAATAGCTATACTAAAAACAGCTATGTAAAATACATTCAATACACTTTAAATTGTCAAGCATCAAATATTGGCCTTACAAAAAAACTTGCGATAGATGGAGAATATGGACCTAAAGTTTCTTCAGCAATTTTATTATTTCAAAAAGCTAAATCACAAAGCTTTCTTGATGGGGTAGTAGACTCTGAAACTAAATCTGTATTAGCCCATTTTTGGTTAGATTTAAAAATTAATAATCCAGACCGACTTCAGCAATTAATAAATGAAGCACCAGATAATGAAGTAAAAGAATATATATATTCAGCAATTGCATTCTCAGATATATCATCTGTAGGTAATTCCGAGTATAGAAGAATCAGCTTTACAGGAACAAAAGGCTCATCATATATTAATGATTATATAATTGTTAAGGTTCCAGATGGAACACAAACACTTCATGGTTTTTATTTTGTTTCCGGACAATGGAAAACAAAAGTAAAACACGTTTATTTATATGATAAAGATCTTGTTTCTGGTGGGAAGCATGTAATTCCAAACTATGGAAAAACATCGATTAAACCATTCTCCAATAGGCCAATTAATGTCACAGTATTAGAAAACGATGCATACTACATTGATATAGCAGAACGCAAAGGAATCAAATACGTTATGCTTGAGTTGGTTGGAGAGCAGATTAGTGAGCATGGACCATATGCAGAAGGTTTTTCTATTGGAGATATCATATTTGACGTTACCGTAAACGAAACAGTTGAGGTGCTTGAAGATGAACAGGGTCCAGTATATGGTTATGCTGAAGGAAAAATAAAAGGAACATCCGTTATAGATGCAAGTGGCTATTCTGTTATTGATTTAAATAGACCATTAAACCTAGTGTCTAATACCTCATCGAATGCTTCCCTGTCTGTAACAGAAATATCATTTAGTAATATATATGTTGATGCAGAAGATCTTGTCAACCTAGAAACACAAAGATATACCAATCCTAATTACACATTAAGTAACCCATTTTATTTCTATCAAAACGGAACACATAATAATTCTCTTATTACCTATTCTTTAAATAATCAAAATCTTAACTTTTCTTTAGAGCCAGTAAATACAGGAAATATAACAGTAACTGAGCTACCTTCAGTTTCTTCTGCGCAAAAAACCAATATTTCTCCAGCATCTTCAGAGTCTTCTTCTAATTTTACAATTGCCGCATCGAACACATCCAATAAGTATGTTTTATCATCAGTTAACAACAAGTCTTTTAACTTACAAACGGATCCAATTGTTACAGAAATAACTTCATACTATCTTGCAGATGCAGACAATATCCCTGCCACCATAAGAAACAATATATCAACAGTTTCTGCTAAAGATGGGATAGTTGTTCTCACTAACGCGCAGGGGCAACCAGTAGGTTTTCCAAACTTTGCTTCACATGCCTCAGCTAATCCTGATGTAGACACAACTTTTGGGGACATGTTATTAAATTGGAACTTGAATAATGGTACAGAGCCACCAGGGATAACATGGGGATTCTACAATATTGTAACAAAGAACTTTTATGGCAAAAAGATTTCCTACGATCAATATATATCTGGTGGACCAAATAATATATATGTGGCAGTATTAGCATATGATATGGACGGAAATCCTCAAACAGGAAATATATTAAATGGAGATTCTTTTGCTGTAACACATAGCGCAGTGCCATCAAAAATAATTGCACCACTGTATTCTGTTAAAGCAAAAAGTCTTTCAAAAGTTGGAGTTTCTGCACCTCCAGCTGATCTTTCTAAGTTTGACTCTTGGTTCATCGGAGTTGGAAGAGGAAAGTTCTTTAAGAATGTAAGAGTGCCGATTAATAAATATACAAATTTCTTAAAACAATACGCAGGATATAGTCTCAGGTGCTTATACGATACGACATCATTTTCTTCTAGTTCTTCAGATTTTTTTGGAACTGGATATTACGATGTAAGAGAAGAAAATCCTATTGTAATATCTGATAACGAAATAAAATTAAGGCACGGATCAGTTCATGTCTATCAGAGACAGATAGACAAACAGTCTATAGACGGAAGGTACACAGACGCAAAGCCAATACTTCCATGGGTTAAAGTTGAAATTTATAATTCCTCTACAGATTCGTGGCTCTTAATAGATGAAGATTTAATTTTAGATTATAATAAAAATACAGGAAATATAATTTTCAAGAAAGAAATAGTTCCTTCAAACGAAAAAAACATAAGGGTTAATTATGTTGTAAAAAATAGAGATATTATTCTAAGACATATTAATGGAAGTGAGATTCCTATTAATCCATTTAGTCCAGTATCAGACATATCTGATAAGCCTATATATATTTATCTTCTTCCTACAAAAATAGAATATATTGATAAACCAGAATACTCAACAGTTATCAATCATTCATATGATTCTCCGATTAACTGGACTTCAAGTTTTGATATTTTCGATCCCGATGCAGCTGATTATAATCCATTAGCTATTTTATTGGGCACAGTAAATATTATCAGTAAAAATGATTTTAATAATATTAATTTCTTAGACTTAAGAGTCAGAGGTGGAGGAATTTCTGGAACACAAGATGAAAAGACTTTATCAAAGACGAACAATAATATATTCTCTTTTTCAGACATATATACTGGCAAAGGTTACATATATCCAAATGGAGGATATGTTATAATTAAAATACCAAAAGAAGTAAAGCAATACTTTGATTCTGAAGAGCAACTTTATTCTGTAATAAGAGCTAACTTAACTGCAGGAATAAGTTTTGATGTACAAGATTTAGATGGAAATGATTGGAGAACAATTTAATGTTAACTGAATTAAATGATCAAATAACTTCTTTTAGTTCTCAATCAAGAAGAAAGATAGCATCAATATTATCTGAAAGCTTTTTAGAAAAAAATGAATTATCAAACTTAATATCAAAAGTAACTTCATTTACTAGCCCAGCATCTTACTCACCAAAAACAGTAAGACCATTAGAAGTTACTCAAAAAGAATCAATAGTAGACATATTCAGAGACGTAGACCTAAGGGTCAAAAGTCAGTATGACGTTTCTAACTCGCTTTCTCTGCTTTCATCATCAATGTCAAATGTTTTTGGTGGAGAAATATCAAAGATAGAAAAAGATTTAAATTATCTAGAATCTTATATAGATAAATATTCTTTTATTTCTGGAGAAGATGATATGTATAATTTGTCTTTTATAGAAAATTTTGATAGCAGCATCAATTCATATGAAAATGATGAGGTATTAATAAAGTTGACTGATAGAGATCGGAGTTGAATTTACTTCCTCTCAACATGGCTACGTGGATCCAGTAATTGGTTCTTTAAAATTTTCTTCCTCATCCACTTCACAGCTGAAGCCTTCTGTTTTGTCTCAGGACAAAATTAAGAGCATTAGTTATGAAACAAATTTTTCAAAAGAGTACATATCTTCCGATACTGGCATAGAGCAGCTTTTAAATGTTCTGAACCAAAAGTCGTGGAGCTTAAGTGTAAAGTCTCCGTTTATAATTAAAGATTCCATATTCGATAATCCAAAGTATGCAAATTACAGAAATAACGTTTCAGTCGATCAATCAGCTCAAGTAGCTATAAATATAGAGCTAGACGGTTTCTACCAAATAGGAAAAGCAAGACTGTTTTCAAATAATTTTAGCAACCTTCAACTATGCCAGGTTATTATCGAGACAAAAGGAATCGCCCAAGGATCACAAACGTCAAATGAAGTTGTTAAAAAAGCTTTAATGACTGAAACAAAAACATTAAAAAATGTTATTGATTTTGATTTTGATCAGACCTACAGTATAAAGTCAATCACTCTTATTTTGGCTCAAAGAGCCTATACAAGAAAAAAGAATGCACCAGCACAGTCAGAAGTTAACTCAAAAATTATATCTTCAATAGTATCGGAAATAAGGAAGCAAAGAAAAACCGAACACGATACACTACAAGATTATGTAATTAAATTCTTTTTAAATGAAACTCAAAATTCTTATATATTAAGAAATAAAAAAGTATATTCGTATAACTATACTAAATATTATCCAACTCCTTTAAATAAAATGAATTTTGGAGTAGTAGAAAAGTTAGATAGAAACTCATATTATTCTGACATGGATAGTTTCAATAAATTTAAAAATACATCCATTTTATCTAACATGATATTTTCTATCGTTACTTATACTTTAGGATCAAAATTAAGAAACAGTTCAAACTCAACGTATGTTGAATCAAACCTAGTAGACAAAGTTAAGCCGATAAG